TTATCAATATCTCACCAGCGGTCTTATTTTCAAGTCCAAATACTTTAGTTATTGCAGTCGCATCCCCTTGTATTTTGCTTAATTCTTTTAATCTCTCATTTAAACTTAATGAATTATCTGATAACTTTTCAATGTTTACACCGGCCGCTTCTAATTCTTTTATTGCCTCTCTTGGTAAAGCTTTTGCAGCCGATAATTTAGAAAATACATTTCTTAATGCAGTACCGGCCTCGGCACCTTTTAAGCCTTTTTCAGCTAATAATTCAATCGCCCCTACACTTTCCTGAATTGATATATTAGAACTTTTAGCAGCAACTCCGAACTTCAATAAAGCATCTGTTACTTGTGGTACTTCTGCCGCTCCAAACTTTGCACCAGCAGCTAACACATCTGTAAATTTACCAGCTTGGTCTGCACTTGCGCTATATTGGTTTAAAGCATCTGTTAAACGTGTAGCTGCATCAGGTAACTCTAAACCAGCCGCTTGACTTAATAAAATTGCGCTTTCTGTTACAGCATTTAAAGCATCTTTATTCTCTAATAACTCAGGTTTTGCCGAGCCAATTAACTTATAAGCCTCAACAACCGCCTCTGCTCCACCTTTTACGTTAATACCTAATTTCTCAGCATTCTCAGCAAAAAACTCTAAGTCTTTATTTGATACTCCCGTAATAGCTTGTAAGTTTTTTAAAGCACTTTCTACCTTTGAAAATTCAGCAACACTATCTTTTAAGAATGCAAATCCTTCAGCTAAACCTACACCAATACCAGCAGCACCAAGTATATTAGTTACGCCAGTTCTAAATGTATCTAATGCCCCTGTATAATTACCTACGTTACGTTGAAATTGACCCACAGAAGCATCAACTTTTTTTAATTTAGCATCTAATTGCTGAATATCTTGGATTAATCCTTTAGCTACAACTCCATTCTCACGACCAGCCAAAGCAAGTTCTTTATATGCTTTTCTTAATTCGTTTAACCTTTGGCTTTCCTTTTGATATAAAGATAATTGCTTTTCTTTTTGTGAATTAGATAGCTTTTCAGTTCTTATAGCTTGTTGTTTTGCCTTTTCTTCTTCTTGTAAAGCCTTTGCATTAGCTGCTCTTATCTTTGCTAACTCTAATTCACTTTGTTTAACAGCCTCCTGAGTTGCTGTATATTCTTTTATTGTCTTTACACTATCATCTAAAGACTTATTAAGCTTTACAATATCATCATAAGACTTTACTTTAAATCCCTCTTGAAATTGTTTTTGCTCAACTAATATTTGTTTGAATTCATTAGATAGACCTTCAAATGCTACCTTAATTGAATTAATACCCTCAACCGCTTTACTAAAAGCATCGGGCGAAAACAAATCACTATATTCTATTTTATCACCCATTACGCAGCTTTTCGGCTATCATTAGCCATTACATTTAAATATGTATAATAGTCCTTTACGGATGTTTCTTTCTCGTTTAATCTAAAACCTAAATACTTTTCAAGATGTACCTTTACTTCATTTGTATTGGTATTATTTGTCTTTGAGTTAATATCGTTTAACTCTATTTCAGCCATTCGGATAAAATTGTTTAGAAACCTATCACCCGTTAACGCCTTTTCAATCTTCAATACTGAAATATTTTTCTTTAATTCTATTACTTTTAAGTAACTTTCACTTATGCCAAACACATCAATATATTCACGATACAAATTATCGAAAGCCTCTTTTGCTTTTTGCCCATCATATTTAGTAGTAAGTTTAACCAACATGAAACGCAAATCACCATTATTAACCTTAAACCAGTTATAAATTGGCATATCTTCTATTGATTCGTAATACTTCATAAATTTGACTTAATATATTTTTGTATTATCGGTACGGCTGCTGTTATTACAACGCTCATACTATCTTCTGTTAGTCCTAAAATATCAATACCATACTCTTTAAATAAATTGGTATCTTCTTTTTGACCATCAGCTACTATTCTGAAACTTGAACCTTCTAATCTTATACTAAAAGAACGATAAAACTCACCCGTATCTTTTAATGTTATGTGGTCGTATCTCTGTCCTTTGTTTTGCTTTAAACCTCTTGTATAAATAGAGTAATCACCTAAAGAACGACCTTTACTATCTATACCTTGATTATATAACTGCTCTTCTGTGTTTAAATCAATTATCAGTTTGCGGAAACTCGTTTGCTGAAATAGATGTTTCATTATCTCGTTTGGATTTAGACTTTTTTGTAGTCTTTTCTCCAAATCCTTTATCGCTTTTGGTATCATTTCCTAATAGTTTTTGTATTTCTTCCCAAACTTCTGATAAATTAACACCTTTAACAATGCCACAATATTGAAGTAAGAACTGGTTTTTATTCCAATCTTTAAACGCCTCAACATTAAAACTTGTATTACCTCTCTTTATTTCCATAATATTGATTTAAAAAAAGCCTAATCACCAGTAATTAATACAAGTAATTAGGCTATTAAAGTTAAGTATTAAGCTACTACAAGAGCAACATCAGCTAAATTAGTAAAGTCAAATCCTTGTTTAGAGCCTGACAATGTTAATACATCAGCTACTGTTTGTGAAGGATAAACAAATACATATCTACCAGGTACGGTTGTACTTTCTGTTACTGTTGTTAATGTGATACTTGAAGCATCTGTTTCGTTATACAATGAAAAATCACCAATTACTAATCCCTCGGCAGGTAATTTATTGTTTAATGAACCATAATCAAAAAACAAATCAACTGTAAAAGTTGTTTGTGCAACACCACCTGAAACTAAACCGCTTACATCAAGTAAAGATGCAATTGTTGAAGATGACCAGTTAACTGTGTTTTCCCATGCTCTCACATCTCCGTGGTCAACACTTTGCGCCCAATCAAATGAAGTAGTTATTTGATAAGTTGTTGTAGGTGTACCATAAGTAGGCTGTGAATTCATTGAATTTTGAGCAATCTCAATAGGTAATAAATCATTTCCTGAAGCTATACCAATAATATAACCTTCTTTGTCAATGAAGTAAATACCCATTTGCTCACATTCAAATGATTGCATTTTACTTAAAAATGTTGGTGAACTTGCAGCAAAAATAAATGATGCAGAAGTAATACCATTGTCTATTTTTACCTTTGAATTATCATCAAATGTTTGATATACTGGCTCTGCTGGAGTTCCAATATTAGCATTCTTTAAGTTTTTCAAATAGTAAAAACGTTGTGTTTTGTCGGTGTCGTTAAACTTACCTAAAATGTAAGCATCATTAACTGATGCACCTGAAGCTATTTTATTAGCCACACCAGCACTATCTCTCATAGGAACAAGCATAGCCGCAATAGCGTATTTTAATACATAGTTACAATTTGGTAACCCTGTGTTTTGGAGCGAATAATCGCATGAGCAAATTGCCATAGTTTATTTGTTTTTAATTGTTTTTAAATTGACCAATGTGAATAACTTAATTCAATACCATCGAAATCGGGATAATCAGTTGAGTTATCTAAGCAATACAATTGAATAGTTTTATAGTTGTTTATAGAGTCATTATAACGCCCATAAATATCAAATAAACTACCAGCTTGTACGCTGTTTTCGTTTGAGTTAACTACACTTCCAGTTATAGTTGGATTTACACTCATTTTACGCATCCACTCGAAGTAAATAAAACCTAACATCATGTTTTTCATGCCAGTTGAATCGTACTTACATCCGTAAATTTCTGTGTAAAGTGAGTTGTAAATATCCAAATATATTTGAGTTACTGGAACTCTATTCGTTAAATCGGCGATAAATAAATCAGATAATGTTTTACCTAATAGTTTATACAGATAATCACGCTCATACTGAGTAATGAAGTTATCAAACTCGGTAGCTTGAATCGTATTAGCGGAAATTTTATACTTCCCTACAAAATCTGTATTTACTATTATTAATCCCATTTATCTATTTGGTACTAAATATCCTTTAATTGTTGCGATCATTGTTCCTGAACCGGTATAAGAAAGTCTGTAATATTTATATGGACTTCCTGTTATGGTAAATAGCTTTGAACTTGTAGCAACGTTTGTAGCTGTGTGTGTTTGTGCATCTGAATAAGAAGTACTAACAGTTACATAATTAGTTCCATCGTTTGAGCCTTGCAAAGTAACAGTACCAGCAACAGTACCGCTAATCTTTGTAATAACAGTTTGAATAGAAACCTCTTTGTAGTAGTTATTAACCGTTAATCCTACATAACCGGTAGCAGTATTTACAATTGTATCGCTTGTTGAACCATACGCTTGTGTCATATTACTTACTGCACGTTTTGAATTGCCGCCAGTTGTTAAACAATAGCCATAAATTAATGCTGACATTGTACCTGAGCCTTCAAACTTTAATCTGTAATAGTAGTATTGATTTCCGCTAACAACAAAGATTTTAGTGTTTGTTGTAACATCTGTCAAGGTTAACGAATCAGAGATAGTACTATAATTTGTACCATCATTTGAAGCTTGTAAGTAAGCATAACCAGCAACTGTACCACTTAACTTAGTAACTTTCGCTTGGAAAGAAACTTGTTCGTAGTAAATACTTGGTGTAATTGTTACATAATCTACTTCTGTATCCGTTAACGTATCTGCACTACCTGTCATGGTAGTAACAACGTTTTGTGAAAATCCTAATGAAAAGATTGAACACAAAATTAAAATTAAACTATATTTTTTCATTTTTCTTTTTGTTTTTTTTTGGTTTAGATTCAACTTCATTTTTCTCAACAACTTCGATTTCATTTACTTCTATAACATATTTTGCAAAACCTCTGCTAACTAAAGCACTTGCTAATTGTATGTTACATTTAAGTTTTTCACCTTGTTGTTTTGTAGAATAGGGCTGTAGAAATTCTACAACCCTGTTCATATTTTTACGTTCCTTCTTAGCCATTTCTGTTAATTATTAAACGATTGCTAATGCAGCTAATGCAGCATCAATATCTAATACTTTACGGAAACCACCTTTATCACAATTACGGATTAAGAAAGCTAAACGCTTACGTACTTTCAAAGTCATTTCATCTTCTTTGAACTGAGCGTTAACTACTCCTTTTGACATTGTAATTCCATCGATTTCATAGATACGTGCAAAACGTCTATCACCTACAACCATTACGTTATCAGCAAAAATGTTTGATTCGATAACTACCATGTTTGCAACTAATTGACCATCACGACTAACGAAAGGAGGCATGATATAATTATCATCAGCATCTTTCGCTAATTTCATTTTGTTAATTGTAGCTTGGTTAGCTATAATTACATCAGGCATGAACTTAGAACCACCAGCTACAGTAATTTGCTCTGCAACTTTAACCGCTAAATCATAGATATTAGGACTAACAATAGAACCCGTTACAGGCAATGTATAAGAATCAATTGATTCTAATAATCCTGTAATAGTGTTTCCTGTTCCATCACCTTCATATAATTGGCGGTCAACTTCCAATTGTACGTTAACTTGTAAGAACATTTCTAATTCAGCAGCAAATAAAGCCTCATCTTCAAAAAATTCTTCAGTTACAGGTAAAGTATCGCCTATCTTTTGGATTTCAATTGCATACTTTTTAAATGCAGCAGTTGACTCAGGGAAAGCAGCTCCCTCAGCAACAGCAGCAGCAGCACGAGCGATAGTAGCCTCATCCCAATCGTAATAACGAATAGTTCCTTTGTGTGTACCTTTACCGATATTTAATTTTGGGAAAATATCATACAAAGATAACTTACGTGTCGCTAAACTTCCAATCTCAGGAATATCAAAAGCATTTTGATTTCCGTTAATTGCCGAACGTTGCAATAAAGTTTTTACTACTACTTCGTCGGAAGATACTTTTTGCGCAATCTTCTTAATCATTTCAGCGTGTTCTTTTAACGCATCTTTTAATGATAACTTTGTTTTTTCTGTTCCTTGTTCTTTCATAGCTTTAACAGTTGCTTCTAAATCAGCAGCTACTTTTTTAACAGCTTCAAAATCTTCTTTTGAAACTACTTCTTTGTTTTCAATTTCAGATAGTTTATTTTTTAACGCCTCTAATTCTGACTTGTTCACGTTATTTTTTGTAGCTTCTGTAATTTCATTTTTTACAGTCGCAATAAGCGCATCGTGTGCAGCTTTTTCTTGTTCTGTCATTTTATTTTGTTTTTAAATTATTAATTATGTACTCGTAATTGATTTGAGTGCTTTTTAGCGGCTCGGTTGTTGAAGTGATAATATCGGCTTCAATATTTTTACTTTCTGTTACTGAAAGTGTAGGAGTTACATAGTTTGAGCCTCTTAATACTGCCGAACCTTCAATTACTTTTGCTTCTGTTACAGCCCAAAAATAACCTAATGCCTCAGCATCTGATTTATTAACAACCTCACTTATGTACTTATCCCAAATTTCTTTTTCTTCTCTGTAATATTTTTCTTCTGAATT